CCTCCCAGTTGTTCCTAGCTTTCTTTAATTTCTTCTCAGCCCAACCCCGAGCTTTTAAGTTGGCATTCCTGAGCTCCTCTCGGGCCTCTATCCTCTTTAGACGCTCCTTGTCTAGCCTTGCCCACTCAGCCAGACGTTCGGCCTCCTTCTGTGCGGTTGTTTCGTACCACCCCATCAACTCTCTAAGTTTTTCCGAACGATCCGGATGTTTGATCTTACGTATCGCCTTTACTTCAATCTGCCTGATGCGCTCACGAGTTACATCAAACATAACCCCAACTTCTTCCAATGTGTAGTCTTGTGTAATCCCAATCCCAAACCGCATACACAATATTTTTTTCTCTCTTGGGGTGATGCCATCTAACACCTCATCAACAACTTTAACCATCTCTTTCTTAAACAACTCTTCTTCAGGGTCAACATACTCTGCATCAACTGGAGGGCACGGCATATCGGGCATGTGTTCATCTCGTAAATAACCGTGCGTGTAATACGTTTTTTTCAACTCATAGCTTGCATCCACCATAGTGCCGTGGGGTATCGTGTGACCCTTAGTTACCTTACTGCGTCTCATGACGACTACTTCATCACCAGATCGTTAATCTGATCAGTCAAGATCGCCCCAAGGTCCCGGCCATGAACAGCAACCATCTGAGCTTCTTTGCAGTCATAGATCACCTTGGCGGAATCTCGGATCGCTTTGTTGTAGCCGCTCTTATAAACATCACCGCCATCCAGCATCATCACAATGGCATCCCTAACTAAGCTCGATGCCTGCCTGTGCTGCGCCGCCTGCTTAATCTTCGCGTAGTATTCCGGCGGAAGATAAACAGAATACGGTATTAACTTTCGTGATTCCATACCATAAACTCCTGATGAATTGTGTTCAGCCTATTGCGGGCCACTTCGTTGGTCTTTAGCTCGGCTCGTGACTGAACGCCCAAATAGTTCCGCAGCCACTCAGTCGCCTCTGCTTCTGAAGCTTTCAAGATTTGCAAGTCCTCATGCAAATATTGCCAAAATGCCGGATCACGGCACAGGGCGCCAGCCTTAGAGACGTATTGATCGCCGGCATACTCTTGCTCACGGATCAAAGGCTTGTCTACCGAATCAAGCCTGACCATGACACACTGATACCGGGCTCCCACAAAGTCACGTAGCAACTCAACGGGAACCTCGTCGGGGTGCATGCGTAGCGTTAGCACATACCCCTCTTTGTCTTGCTTGATGGCCAACTTGATGGCCTCAAATTGCAAAGTTTTCATGTGATCACCTCAAAAAGGGATATCCGAATCGTCCACAGGATCAGGACGAGGGGCAGAGCGAGGAGCAGCTGGCGCATCTGGTTTTACATACGGCTCAGAAGCCTGCATAGACAAACAGTCCTTGCCGTTAATAACTTTGCTCCAGCCGGAGATTTGAATCGTCACAGTGGACTGCCCCGTAGTCTTGCTCAGCATCTGACGCAGGAACTCTCTGTCCAGCACCAGGTCGCCACGCTTGTCTGGATGCTGTTCTGTGCGCTTGTAATCGTTAGGCCACAAGGTGCCTGTGTTTGGTTTGGGAATGTATGTACTCATGCTGTCTCCGTAAATTTGTTTTTAACTGTGGTGAATTGAGCCATCAACTCTGTAAAGAAATCCGCATCAGTTTTCTTGACAACATCGAAAAGCTGTTTGTTCTTCCTGAAGATTTTCATAACATCATCTTTCGAGGATGCGTATTTCAAAGCCAAACTTGCGGCTGCACTCACGGCAGATAGCCAATCTTCTGATGAGCCTTCGGGGTTCAGTGTTACTTTCATCATCCACTCGCCATCATCACCCTCAATGACGGCAGGAGGTCTTGGCTTCTCCACAACTGCGGGAGCTGTCACCGCAACTGGGGGAGGTTCCACCCGCTTGGGAGTATCAACACCGGCAGATGAATCAATCGCATCATGCTCAACGAGCTCGAGCGCTGTCATCCACAGATAGCGGCGCTGATAGGATTCCATGGCGCCCAGATTCTGAATGGGGTGTGCGCCTTTGAGGTTGGCCTCGGCCATAGGGGAGGTGATCGTGACCATAGTGCCGTCTTCAGTGTCATAGATCGATAGCTCGGCATAGTCAGACCTGAAGCTGACGATCCCGCAAAGACCCACGTCATAGAAGATCTGCTGGATAGCGGGGATGAAGTCGCCCAACTCAAAGTAGCTGTAACCAGCAAACTTATTGAGCCCTGACTTCTTGAGCTCGGTAGACTGGAGCCGTACCCTGGCCTCCATTAACTTGCGATGTACTGTCATTTTTTGACTTTCTTGGTTGGTTTACGAACGGGCTGCTCATTGGAGTCGACCTCTTCTAGAAGCTTCTCCAAATAGTGACGAGCCTTTAAGAGATCGAGGCCGCCGCCCTTTTCGGGATAGCGGGCTAAATACTTGATGACATTGCCACGCAGATAGCCCTCGAACTGTTCTGGGGTCATCCACGACTTCATGGCATCCCACGGCTGGACATCTTTGGCCGTGTAATGGCCGCCTCCAACTTGGTAATAGTTGGCACTCATACTTCCTCCTTTGCTTGATAATCACGCCACTGGGCGCACCACTGATTTACTGAACAAAAGTTAGCGCAGCGAGTACGCTCACCCTGCCTAATGTCCAGCTCATAATCTTTACCCAAACCGGCAATCGCTTCCTCTGCCGCCTCTTGCGTTTCATGCAATGACTTGGCTCGAACCCCGCCTTTCTTGCGAACCGCATACACAGTTGGCTTCTCCCACATCTGCTCCGGCGTACAGGGCGGCAACAATTCGCCGGCCTCCATGGCAAACTCACAAGCCGAATGCTGTGCTATCCGATCCAAAACAAAAGCCTCCCGCTCCTCATACGGCCACAGCTTGATGGGCAACTCTTTGATGGGGGCCTCAGGGTAACCCTCCCGATTAGCGGCATCCCGGCGACTCCAATCCCGCACAATGGCCACAATACCCAAGTCAATCACCTTGACCTTGCGCACCTTCTCTACCAGCCACGCATAGATGTTTAGCTGTTGCTCCCACTCCGCCTTGTCGTTCATGGTCGCCCATGCGCTGGTGGTCTTGTAGTCCCGAATCTGTATGCCCTCGGGCGTTTCTATTTGCAAGTCAATCGCGCCGCTGATGTTCCAGCCATCAAGCTCAGCATGCAGTCGAGCCTCAACAATGTGGTTGTCATCCTTCCCATGTTCCAAGACGGTATGCACCGCCGAACCAAAGATAGACCACACCATGTCGGCTACGTCCTCTTCCAATTCATCTTGGAACTTCTGGGTCAGAGCCACAATCTTGGGGCTGTTGATGAGCTGGGTAACACTGAGATTAGCCCGTCCCTTGCTGTAAGTTGGCCGCTTGACGACGTTGACAAACGTCTGCGGTATGTTGTATTTGTTCGTGAGAATCATGTCTGTTTTCCTCCAAGTTGATAGACACAAACAAATTCTGCAATATTTTTATCTGCATGTCAACAGGTCGTACCCATATAAATTCATGTGTGGCATATTTGGATGGAAAGTGTTACTATCCGCGCATGCACATACAACTGTTACTCCCCTACCCACCAAGCGTCAACCACTACTGGATGTCTAGCGGCAACATGCGCTACATCAGCAAGCGGGGGAGGGTGTTTAGGCAGGCCGTAGCAGAAGAGGCCGCCACTCAGGGGATCGTTGGCTTAGAGGGTCGCTTGGCGGTACATGTCGCCCTGTTCCCGCCAGACCGCAGAAAGCGGGATGTGGATAACGTGCTCAAGGCTTTGCTCGATGCCTGCGAGCATGCCGGCTGTTACGAGTCCGACAGCCAGATCGATGAGCTACATATTGTGCGGCAAGAAGTCAGGAAAGACGGCGGTTGCACAATCCTGATCCATACATTATGATGTGCGTGACTGCTAACGCGGTTGCCAAGTTGAGAGTTTAAGGGGGGTTTCGGCCCCCCTTTTTTTTATAGCCCAGCTTCCTTGCGCATCTCAATAATATCGTCAAGCAGATCTTGCTTCTCAAGTTGTAACAGCTTGATTTCCTCACGGCGCTGATCTGGGGTTAGGCCAGTATCCTTACTTTCTCCGTAGTAACGAATCTCGGC